GGTATGCGACGAGGTGAGATACTTAGTATCAAAAGGAGACTAATTACTAATGACACAGAGGGAAATCTGTGGTTGCATTTGCCTTTGACTAAAAACGGAAGTGAGCGATTCGTCCCGCTGAACAAGCAGGTCATGGGGGCCATAGAGGCCTTAGACTACGATGTGTCAAAGCACTTTGATGAGCACGCATTCTATAGGTCTTGGGACCACATGCGTCACAAGATACTCGGAAATCACAAGGGCTATGTGTTCCATACTTTGAGGCACACAGCCGCCACTCGTTTAGCTAATGAGCACAAGGCCAATACCGCTGTTATCGGTATGCTCTTAGGCCACCGCTGCGACACTACCACACGAAAATACATCAAGGCACAGCCAGCGGCACTTCAGCTGTTGGCTAGGCAACTTCAAGCATAGGAAATACGCAACAGACCCTTCTGTCCACCTACCAGAGGACCAGAGGGCAAAGGAGACACAAGAATGACTGATAAAGAAAACACCGTTGCAGGGGTTCCCCCTTCAGATTGGCCGAACAGCCAAAGAGGCCCAACCTTAGTAAAAACACAAGGCCTACGAGACAAGGAATCCTCAGACCCCTATGGCGGCGAAGACAGCACCAACCCAATAGACCTCGCAGAAGGAGATGGGTTTGTTACTGATGGCGACGAGGTAAGCAGGCAAGACACGACAAATAGGGCCTACGAGCAGACCATGAGGGTAGAGGGCCGCGACAAGTTCAAAGAGAACACAGAGGGCCAGACTAGAGTTGACCAGAGCCCCTCCCACTTCAACTCCCTAGTTGAAGCCCTACCAAAAGTATCCCAAGAAATACGAGAGACACTAAAGGAAGCCAAAAGGTCCAAAGGTAGAGTGCCTGATTGGGTGTTGGAGTTGTCTACTTTGGACACTGATGTCATGGCATACATTGGCCTCCTGTGTTGTTTCAATGCGTCACTCAAAGAAGATAGCAACACTGTGACTGTGGTCACTCAAGCCATTGGTCAACACATTGAGCAAGAGCTCCTCAAAGTAGAGCTAAAGGCTGAGGACAAAGAGAAGCACAGGCGTGATGTGGAGCTTGCAGCCGCCGCAGGTCTTGAGCGTCCTAAGCCCCAGAACACTAACAAGCGATTGGTCGAACAAGTGACTAAAGCACACAACAGCCGTGAGCATCGCTTAAAGGCCCTTCGCATCATTACTCAGAAGAATGGCTTTAGCTCTTTGAACTTTGGCACAGCCAAGACAAAGGATGCACTGGCAAAGCGTAAACTGCGCAGAGTTAAACTAGCTGCACCAATTCTTTCCAGTGTACTGAAAGCAAGCGGGGTGTTTGACCGTGAGCATGAGTACGTTAGTAAGAACAACAGCAAACAGGTCATTTGTTTGACTGATGAAGCCTTTGCAGCCATGGAGGCTAATGCAGAGCGCATGGCGTGGATGTCGCCTATCTTCAAGCCCATGCTGGCACCACCGCAGCCTTGGTCAGCCTTTGATACGGGGTGTTACCATGATGCAGACCTTGCCTCTATGGTGCCTTTGATCAAGAAGGCATCCCACAGCCAACGGGAGGCCGTTACACACCAGCTCTCACATGGTGTTATGCCAAGGTGGGTCAGAGCACTTAACGCACTTCAAGCAACGCCACTGAGCATCAATGAGCAAGTGCTGGAAGCAGTGGAGTGGTGTTGGGACACAAAGCAACAAGGGCTCAACAAGTTCCCCCGCCACAGTTTACCAGAGCGGCCAAGGTTGCCAGCAGATTGGCAGGTGTTACCAAAGGAGAAGGTTGCCGCACTGAAGGCAGAGGTGCGCAAGCACATCAAGCTCTCTATGCGTGTCAAAGGCGCAGCGGTGGTCATGGAGCAAGACTTACAGACTGCCCGTGAGCTGATAGCCTATGAGACTGAGGGCTTCTACATACCGTGGCAAGTGGACTTCCGTGGTCGCATGTATCCTGTTAGTAACTTTAGTTACCACCGCGACAGTCACTTGAAGGCCCTCTTCTGTTACAAGCGTGGCTATCTAGTCGAGGGCAACAATGCGTATTGGCTCAAGGTCCACTTAGCTAACTGCGGTGACTTCGACAAGATCAGCAAGCAACCATTGGATGCACGAGCACAGTGGACCACCAGCAAGCATGATGAGCTTCTGGCTATCGCTGAGGACTACCAAGGCACCTTCGATCTGTGGTCATCCGCAGACAAGCCCTTCGAGTATCTGGCGGCTGTGTTTGAGTATGCAAGGTGGGTCAAGGAGGGGGATGCCTTTGTCAGCTACATTCCTTTGTCACATGATGCCACTAATAGCGGCGTTCAGATTTACGCAGGACTGAACTTGAGTGAGACTGAGGGCGCACTGGTGAACCTTACACCCTCCCACCACATGGCAGACATCTACCAGACTGTGGCAGACAAGGTAGTCGAGGAACTGAAGGCTCTTGATAATGCAGTCAGAGCTACAGTCTTCTCAAAGCGCACTGGCACGACAGTTGGTGAGCTTGCAGACCGTTGGCTCAACTTCAAGATAGGCAGAAGCCATATGAAGAGGGCCACCATGTGCTATGGTTACTCAAGCAACAACGTGGGTATGCGTGGTCAGTTTATGGAAGACCTAATGAAGCCTGAGCAACTGAGGGTGACTTATGGTGAGATTGACAGGCACCCGCTGCATGACACAGAGCAAGGTCAGTTTGAGTGCGCTTGGTTCATGGGTGATCTGGTCTACAAAACGATTAGCAAGGTTCTTCTGAAGACTGGTGAGAGCATGTTGTATCTCCAAGCTGCCGCAAGAGCTGTGGCCGAAGAAAACAAGACGATGAAGTGGACGACAGACAGCGGCTTTCCTGTGCACATGGATTACCGCAAGACTAAGCAAAAGGAGATCAAGATCTTTTTGTTCGACAGAGCAGCACAGGAACGCAAGAGGTCGCAGGTAACACTTCGAGAAGACACAGAGCGCATTGATGTAGCTAAGAGCTGCAATGCAGTTGCTCCTAACTTTGTGCACTCTCAGGACGCTGCGTTGATGCAGAACTTCATCTGTAATCAGCTGGACGCAGGCACTGCCGAAGACTTTTTTATGATCCATGACAGCTTCAGTATCTCTGGAGATGTGTGGGACTTGTCTGATGGTGTAAGAAGTGCCTTTGTAAATATGTTCTCCGGCGATTGCCTCTTCAGTAAGTTTGAGGAGGAAGTCAGGCAGCAACTCAATGATCCTGCCATGGTCTTTGGCTCTGAAGACAGCCCAGTCACCATTCCCACAAAAGGCTCTCTTGACTTAGATGCAGTGAGAAACAACGAGTTCTGTTTCAGCTGACCTTCTGTCCACCTACCAGAGGAACCTAGCGGCCTCCCAGCTGTGGTTTCTCCTCTACCTCAACAACTGGGGCTGGCTTCGGCTGGCCCCTTTTTCTGTAAGTTCAAAGGAACGCAACAAGATGGCAAAAGTATACAAATTCACGACACCCGCAGGCAATGCAAAGTACCCACACCTTAACAGCCCAGACACAGCCTTCGACACAGACAACCCGAAGTACAAAACGGAAATACTGATGTCTGAAGATGAAGCAGCGCCACTGGTCGCACAGATCAAAGCGGCTGCACAAGAGGCCTTTGGTGTAAACGCTAAATTTCGGATGCCAGTGACCAAAGACGAAGAGACTGGGCAGGTGTCAATCAAAGCACAATCAAAGTATCAGCCCAAGTTCTATGACGCACAAGGCCAAGTTATTGTGCCAACAGCCCTACCCAAGATCGGCGGAGGCTCAACAGTTAAGATGGGTGGTGTGTTCAACTGCTACACTGTCAGTGGCTCTAAGGGCGTAAGCCTGATGCTGGACAAGGTGCAAGTGATCGATGTGGTCAATGGCTTCGGCGGTGACGATGGCGGCTTTGAGGCAGTAGATGGCGGCAGCTTCACTGTTGACCACTTCGAGGAAGTCACACCAAGCACTCAAGCTGTAGTCAACGGTGACTTTTAACCGCGCAAGGTTCCGTGGCATCAAGGCAGGCTATCGATCAGGGCTCGAAGAAACTATCTCTCAGCTTCTGACTGACGAGGGCATTCCCTTCGAGTATGAGGTGGACAAGATCACCTACGAGATACCTGCCCGTGTCGCCAAGTACACCCCAGACTTCAAGCTCTCTAAGCCCGGTGGCTTCTGGTACTTAGAGACCAAAGGAATATGGGCAACTGCTGACCGTGCAAAGCATGTGTTAATCAAAAAGCAGTCCCCGGAAATCGACATCCGCTTCCTCTTCAGTAACGCTCAGGCGAGGCTCTACAAGGGCAGTCCCACTCGCTACAGCGACTATTGCAATAAGCATGGGTTTCGATGGGCGCACAAGACTATGCCTCAAGATTGGCTAGACGAGTGTCGCCAATAAGCGAGAGCAAAGGGCTGTCTTCGGATGGCCCTTTTTTCTTTAGACACAAAGGAACGACTAATGAACACCGATGACCGTGATGGCAATAAGTTCATCCAGCACCAACCCTGTGATGCCTGTGGCAGCAGTGATGCGTGTGCCCTCTACAGTGACAACTCAACTTGGTGTTTCTCTTGCTCAACCTACACAGTTGGTGATGGCGAGGTGGTGGATGCACCAGTCAAGCCGGGGGCTGTGACACACTTGCTCGAAGGTGAGTACCAAGAGCTGCGCAGTCGTAAGCTCACAGAACAAACGTGCCGCAAGTTTGGCTACATGATCGGTGAGCACCGGGGCAAACTCGTGC